CGAGGCGGCATATATTGAGGCGGGTGACGATTTTTGGGCAGCATCTATGGCATCTTTGTCAACAGGTGGTAAGATTATTCTTATTTCAACACCTAATGGTTTTGACCCAATTTATTATGGAGTATATGACCAAGCAATTAGAGGTGTTAATGATTTTCATATAACCGATTTAAGGTGGTTTAAAGACCCAAGATATACAAAAGATTTAAGGTGGGTTAAATGTGGTGATATCGTCCATTATATGTTGAATAGAGAACAATATAATGATGATGAAGTTGTGATGACCGATTTTGATATTACCAACTACAAGCAATATGAGGAAGATGGGTTTAAACCACTTTCATCTTGGTTTGAATCAATGTCTAAGAAATTTAAATTTGATAGACGTAAAATAGCTCAAGAATTAGAATGTGATTTTTTAGGTTCAGGTGATGGTGTAATTCCATCGGAAGTTCAAGACAACATTGTTAAGAATATGTTGAGAGACCCTAAAGAAAAATATATGCAAGGTACTTTTTGGCAATGGAAAGAACCAGTTCAAGGTCATAGATATATCATGGGTGTTGATGTTAGTAGAGGTGATAGTGAAGACTTTTCTTCAATCAATATTATCGATTTTGACGAAAGAGAACAAGTTGCAGAATATATTGGTAAAATACCACCCGATGATTTAGCTTCGGTTGCATACAAATGGGGTATATTATATGAGTCATTCATTGTTGTCGATATTACTGGTGGTATGGGTGTTGCAACATCTAGAAAACTACAGGAATTGAACTATAAAAATCTTTATATTGATGGTATAAACACAAAAAATATTTGGGAGTATAATTCAAAAGCAATGGAAAAGATTCCGGGTTTGAATTTTAATAACAAAAGAACCCAAATTGTTGCAGCATTTGAAGAACATTTAAGAAAAGGATTTCAAGTTAGGTCAACAAGATTGATGAACGAACTAAACACGTTTGTTTACATTAATGGTAGACCTGACCATATGAAAGGTGCTCATGATGATGCAATTATGAGTATGTCTATGGCATTATATGTTGGGGATTTATGTTTCAGTCAATTACAAAAAAATGAAAACGCTAATAAAGCAATGTTGGAGTCTTGGACATTATCTGAAAGGACGTATGAACCAAATAAATCATTTTACTCATACGGAACAGCTTTCGACCAAATAGGGTCAATGTCATTAGATGGTCAATCAATAATACCTCAACAACAAAATGCAACTAAAGAACAATATGCTCAATATTCGTGGTTATTTGGTAAAAAAAGATAACCATTTATTATAAAACAATTTTTAATTATATTCCAATAAACTATTTATACTTATGGCAGACACTAATTTGACGGTATTCCAAAGATTAACAAGAATGTTTGGGTTTCCTGGTAAACCAACACCGGAACAAGCTCCGTCGTTTAATTTCGATAAAGAACAAATTTTAAAGACAAGTAGTCGAGAAGAGTATGAGAAATCAATGTTACAAGGACAACAAAGTCAGTACATTGCAGATAAATGGACAAAACTAGAACAATCATTATATAACCAATCTGTCTATTATGAACCAAACAGATTATCAGCTTATTATGATTATGAATCCATGGAATTTACTCCTGAGATTTCCGCGGCGTTAGATATCTACGCTGAGGAATCCACTACTTTATCTGAAAAAGGTGAAATACTCACCATTTTTTCAGAATCAACAAGAATAAAATCAATACTCGAAGATTTATTTTTAAACAAATTAGATTTAAATACAAATCTTCAGATGTGGGCTAGAGGTACCTGTAAGTACGGGGATAACTTTGTTTATTTAAAAATAGACCCAGAAAAGGGTATTGTTGGTTGTCAACAATTACCAAACATTGAAATCCAAAGATTAGAGGGTAAAGAAAGTAAAACACCAAATCAACAAAATGCAATGCAAATGCCATCGAGGGAATTAAGATTCCTATGGAGTAACAAAGATTTGGAATTTCAAGCATGGGAAATTGCACATTTTAGACTTTTGGGTGATGATAGAAAATTACCATATGGTACTTCAATGTTGGATAAAATCAGAAGGATATGGAAACAATTGTTATTAGCGGAAGATGCAATGTTAATCTATAGAACAACAAGAGCACCTGAAAGACGTGTATTTAAAGTATTTGTTGGTAACATGGATGACAAAGATATTGAGGCGTATGTACAACGTGTGGCTAATAAGTTTAAAAGAGACCAAGTTGTTGATTCAAGAAATGGTCAGGTAGATATGAGATATAATCAAATGGCGGTTGACCAAGATTATTTTATACCGGTACGTGACCCAGCTCAAACAAACCCAATTGAAACCTTAGCAGGTGCACAAAATTTAGGTGAAATCGCCGATATTGAATATATCCAAAAGAAAATGTTAGCAGCACTTCGTATTCCTAAAGCGTTTTTAGGTTTTGAAGAAGTTGTTGGTGATGGTAAGACTTTAGCATTAATGGACATCCGTTTTGCTAGAACAATTAATAGAATACAAAAATCACTTATTCAAGAGTTAAATAAGATTGCATTAATTCACTTATATCTTCTTGGATTAGAGGATGAATTAGATAATTTTACACTTTCATTAACAAATCCATCTGCACAGTCAGATTTGTTAATAATAGAACAGTGGAAAGAAAAAGTAGTATTATATAAAGACGCAACTTCAGACCAATCTCAAGTTGGTATTTTACCTGTTTCACACACATGGGCTAAGAAAAATATTCTTGGTATGAGTGATAGTGAGGTAATTCTTGATTTACAACAACAAAGACTTGAAAGAGCAATTGGTTTTGAATTAACAAATACACAAAATGTGATTAAACGTTCAGGTATTTTTGATGATGTTGATTCTAAATATGGTGTCCCTGAAGAAGAAAGACAACAGGGTGGTGAAACACCGGCAGAAGGTGGTATGGATATGGGTGGTGGAGAAACACCTCCTGCTCCAACAGGTGGTGGTGAGTCACCATTAAGTGAGAGTAAAAAAGAAAAAATATTAAGTATGTTGGGTGATGATAATAATTTAAGAAATTTATTTGATATTAATAAAGCACAACAGAATATTTATGAAATAGAAAATAAATTGAAAGACATGTTAAATGAACAATAAAATGACAAACTTTGGAGAATTAAAAAGTAAATTGTTAACTAAGTTAACAGAATCGTATACCTCTAAAAATAAAGGTGAAATAAAAGATTTGGTAAAAAAATTGCAATCAAATAAAAGTTTGGTTGAGATGTATGTTTTCTATGAGGACATGGAAAATATGACCATATCAAACAAAGATAAAGCTAAGTTATTCGTTGAGAGTTTAGAACCTCAACTTATTGACAGGATGAAATCTCTAAAAAAAGAAATAAAAGATTTTGGTAAATCTTTTAAAGATGTTATCACAGAAGAAAATTCTTTTTATAGAGACTTAGATGTATTAGCGGAAGAAAATACCATCCATAATATTGCTAAAAAGATTGATTCTAGAGAAAACCTAATCAACTTTTTGGTTTCCGAAAAAAAGGTTACTAAACTAGAACCAGCAACTGTTCAAATCGAAAATCACACATTATTAAATGCGGTTTTAGTTAATAATTTTAACATCAAATATTCTGATTTCCTTAATGAAGAACAAAAAGAAACATTTAATAAAATAGTTTCAATGAGTAATGAAGAGTTGATTTCTGAAATGAAAAATATTAAAAACGAATTAACAACAAAATTAGAATCATTACTTAACGAATCAACAGATGATGAAATGTTAAAGAAATTAGGTTCTGTAAAATCTGAAGTTACAAATTCGGATATGACCAGATACAGTTATTACAAACTAGTGGAATTAAAAAACGGATTAATTTGATTTTTCCTGATTTGATATAATTTCTTGTTTGTAAATGGCTTTTAACTTCTGACTTCTTTTAACAACAGATGGTTTAACAAACTTTTGTCTATTTCTTAGATTTTCAGTTTGTTTTGTTTTTTGAACCTTGTATTTGTACTTTTTAAGTGCTGATTCAAGGTTCTTTTCTTTTGTGACGTTTACTATTAACATATTTTGTTTTTTTAAATATAATGATTGAATTTTGATTTGTTAAGTTTATTATGTATATTTTGAATACACCATAAAATATATAAGTATTATGAAATTTAATGAAAAAAGGGAAATTTATTGCGGTTGGCAATCACAACAATGTTAAGATTGGATATGGTACAGTCGATTTCAAAAACCTAAAAACAATTTACGTTCAATTAAACTCATGGACACAACCTTTAGTTGATGAACATGATTTTGATAGATTAATCTTGAAAACAAGAAAAAAAATAAAGGATAAGATACATAATCTAAACTCCGAATTTTTTAAACCAGAATCCATAGTTGATTTAGATATTAAAACAAATGGTATAAAGACCAACAAAAGGTCATTTATGGATTTAGAAATTACGTTATACGTAAATAAACATTTTGATGTAAGGTCAAATGAGATAAAAGATATCATTTCAAGTTTATCCAATTCAATAATAGATACGATTCTAATTGATGAAACTTTATTTAATTTCTTCGAAAAGAAGAATTAATTAAAGATTCGACGTATTTATTATTAAAAAGTTGGATGAAAATACTTGGACCTAACGAGACCGGTAAGGGAATATTAATAGAATACGACGCCGGATTTATATCACCAAAAGAAAATCAAAGAATTATATCCGAGATGAAAGAATTAGATTTCTCTCAGGATTTAATTCTTTTTGCTGTTTTGCAAAAATACGATACCCCAAACAAGAACGGAAGAATATATCCTGAAAATCTCTTAAAAAGAGAGAACGAAAAATATCAAGCACTAATTAATAAAGGTAGTGCATTAAATGAATTAAACCATCCAACATCTTCCCTTATAGATTTAGATAGAGTGTCCCACTCAATTCTTGAAACTTGGTGGGATGGTAAAATACTAATGGGTAAAATAAAATTATTTACCTCACCCGGTTGGAAAAAAATGGGTATTGTTAGTACCAAGGGTGACCAAGCCGCAATGTTATTAATGAATGGTGCAACATTAGGTATTTCATCGAGAGGTGTTGGGTCATTAAAAAATATAAAAGGTCAAAACATAGTTCAAGATGATTTTGAATTAGTATGTTTTGACTTGGTGTCATCTCCAAGCACACCAGGTGCATATGTATTCTCAGATTTAAACGATAGAGAACAGTACCAAGAGTCTACACAAGAAAAACCTAACGATACGGATAAGATGAAGAATCTTATGACAAGATTAGACTCCTTTTTAGGTAAATAAGAAAATTATTATCGGTTATAATACTATAATCTGTATTTTTTTACATTAACGATATATTTATTAGTAAACAATTCAATAAAATGAGTA